CAGCTAAAATAATAGGTTGATTTATTTGCCATCTATCTATCTCAAAATATGATTTTAGTCTGTCTACACATTTCAATAATACTTCATTTTTATTGTATCCTTTTCTCGTAAGAATTGCAAAATTAACTGATATATTAATTCTCCAGGCATCTTTTAATTGTAAAGCATCGGTCATCATTCTATATTGGCTTAAATAAACTTTTATATTCTCTTTCACGGCATTATTTAATCTAACTAATTTTTTATTTTGATCATATCCAAGCATATATATATTTAATGCCAACGGATTTGGCTGGTAGTCAGTATCACCTTCATTTTGTCCCTTTCCGGCTGCCTGTTCATCTTGTATCATATAAATTTTTGCTATATTACCATATTTAGGTGGTAACGAATAAACACGAGTTATATAATCATCCTTTGTTACTGCTCTTCCTTGTGATTGAAAATATGCTAATGCATTAGTTCTAACATTCTCAAGTGTTTCAGCTCCACCACCTCCAGTTGCTGGAGTAAAATTTGTTATTGCCACAGACTTCAATGTTTGTTCCTTTACTGTTGCATTTAATGCAGCTGAATTATCAATTTGTGGATTAATAGCAGTTATATTTCTGATTGCATTGGATGCTACATTATCATCTATTCCACCACCATAAGAATATTTTATGGTTAGTACTGTATTAGTCGGACATTGACCATAAGTTTCTGTATTAAGAAAATTTGCTGGATCAAAAGCTGTATCAAGAAAACTTGGTGTTCCTGGTAATGAAGAACCAACATTATTAGGATTTGGGATTATCTCCTCATCTGAACCAGCTGCTGTACCAGAACCAAATCTCATTTCAGTCCTACCATCAGTTCTAATAAAAGTTGTAAATCGTTTGGATGACTTTACGAGTTTTAATAAGAATGGTGCAAAATTTCTACCGTTCACCAAGTCAGGAGAATTTTTCGATGTATTTTGAAAGTCCTCATATACCGTGTCTTGTGCTAAGAATGGAACTTCATACCATTTATTTCCATCACTATCTGTTACAGAGATAATTTCTAATACGGGAGTACTACTCAATACAACTCTTTTATATTTCTCTGCCAGTCCGAATTTTATATATTCAGTAGTAACAGTTCCACTAACTGCTCGTACTGATTTTTTTAACAACCACTTAGTAATATTTTGTTCATCATCTACTTCAGCTATAGATTGTTCTCTCGGACTCACTGAACTCGAATCAGCAAATACAACATCGGATGTAGTTCTAAAAACTGTTCCGTTAGTAGATTTAACTAACATTCCTGCATCAATAGTAAGACAATAATCTTCGTCAGGTTGTCGTTTTTCATTTACTTCATTATCAGAATCTCCAGGTACAGTTTGGAACACATCAATTGATACGGTTGCACCGGCTGCTTGCTTTGGTTTATATCCATATCCTTGTGCAATTTCATATATGGTTTTCTTTTCTTCTGCAAAAGCTAACATACTTTCCTTAAATTGTTCATCCATATAATAAGATAATGTATCACCAACATATGATGCCATTTCTATAAACATCATACCTGGATCTGATTCATTGAAATCATTATATGTATTTGGAAAATAAGTTTTTGCAAATTCTATTAAACTATTTCTAAAAGAAGAAAAATCTTTATTTAAATATTTTACATCTTTACTAACTGCTGTCGTAGCCATTGTTTTCTCCGCTATTGTTTAATTACTGATTCAAATTGATCAAAATTTATTGAAACAGTTTCTAACCTATCAGGTTCGAATGACAATCCAAAATCAATTGTTATATTAACTCTATTTATATCATAATCTGGAGTTATAATTTTTATATCTTTAATTTCTATATAAGGTAACCAGGTTGACAAAGAAGCTCTAATTCCTTCTTCCAACGAATCAGAAAAATCGTCTGCCATTGGTTCAAAAAGAATTTCGTGTAATATTGAGCCAAATGTTGGTTGTCCTAATCTTTCTCCTGGAATTGTTTTAAATAAATTTATTATATTATATTTTGCCTGTTCGAATGTAGTTTTAGTTTGTTTAAAAAATCCAGAATCAGAATATCCAAGTGGAAGTTGTAATCCAATAAAGGTATCTGGATTTAAATCCTTTTCTCGTGCTCCCATTTATATTCTCCTTAATTTCCTATTGCTATCCAATTTATTGATTGAGTACCACTAATATCATCATCTCTATTAATAGTAAATCCAGTTGTAGTAATTCCTGTTGCTGTTACCGCCCAAGTTTTATGCATCCCATCAGCTTCAGTAGCCTGTCTATTCACCGTAACTGAAAAACTTGCATTAGGAAATGGTATTGGGAATGAAATTACATATGCTTGATCTGAATTTCTCGTGTCCGTTCCCCATTGTAAAAGTAAACCTCCCGTTAATTCTGCATATCCATTAGGTGCTAAACTTTGTGCTGGTTTTCCAGTTTTACTTTCGAATAATAAATCACCTTGAATTGTTACATCACCATCAACTTTAACATTCCTTTTAACAGAAAGAGAATTATTAATCATTACACTTTTACCTACTACAAGATTATCTCTTATATTTGTATTTTTTCCAACGTTTAACTTTCCAAGTATATTAGTATTTCTACCAACACGTAAATTTCTATTTATAATTTCATTCTTATTAACCCTTAAACTTTTGTTTATTATACCATCACCAATGACATTTAAATTTTTATTTACGATTCCACTTCCACCTACAGTAATATTATCACCTACATTTACTATACCTTTTACTTCCAAATTCTTACCTACAGTAATTTTATCACGTTTAAAAATAATATTTAAACTGTCAAAAATCTTTTTAAGAATCTTTAATTTTATTCCACGATCTTTATTGGCTCCACCAAAACCTTTATGTTTGCTTAATAATGCCATAATTTTTGCCAATTTACTTTTTGGCGGTTCAACTTGAGATATATTTAACTCACCTTTATCTGAAATAAACAAATTTCCCGGCATTGAATCTGGATCTAAAAAAGACCTATTATTAAATATCCGAATTGGATCCATTCCAGTTAAATAAGAATGAATTGCATCTGCTTCCTCTTGTGATCTCTTTGCATTTTCTTTTCTTACTTCTCTTTTAGTATCAGAATCTTGATCCTTAAAAATTCTTTTATTCTTAATCTTTTCAAGTTTATACTTTAAAAACTGTTTATCTAATGCCATTACTCACCTCACTATGGACGATAATTCGTTCCACCACCTTTTTTCTGTTCAATAGCTTTCATTAAACCACTATAATCTTTCGTTAATGCATCTTGTACATGGACAGGAACTTGGTCAACCGAAACACCTGCTTTCTTAATAGAATCAACTGCTGCTATTTCTCTCTTTATTTCTTTTGATTGTGCACTATTTCCTAAACCAGTTGCTCCAGCGAGTACATTATTTATTTTACTACTGTCATAGATTCCACCACCCATAGTTTCATATCCACCACCACCTTTTTGTGGAACTCCACCAACGGTTTCATTTAAAACTTTATTGAGAGCTTCATTTGATGTATAATGAACCTCTTTTTTAGGTTTAGTTTTATACTGTTTCCTAATAGGTTTTTTAAACTCCTTTTTCGCCAATGGTTGTGAAACTAATTCGGTAAGTGACGATGTATCATTATCTTTAATAAATATCTCATTCATTTGTTTTTTGACTTCCTTACGAACTACTGCTTCAATTATTTTTATTAACTCGTGTTTCTTCATTTTGTTATCTCCTTTATAAACCTACTAAATAATCTTGTAATATTGGATCAGCAAAACACTTATCCAATTCTTCAATCTGTTTTGCCAATTCCTCGGTAAGTGCTGAAGTATCTACTTTATCAAAATCTGTATCTACACTCAGATCTGTCCAAATTCCTCCGACAGCCTCACAATCTTTTTGATTGGTATGTTCAACTATTGAACAAAAACCAAATGCGTCACCATCTGGACTTACTCCTCCTATTCCTGAATCACTTCTACCACCATCTCCATCTCCATCTCCATCTCCATCTCCAGTATTAGAATAGTCTGAACTAGCCATTGCTGATATTGCACTTGTTTCTCTTGCCATTTGTTCATATAATTCTTGCAATTCTGCTACATCTTCT